TAAGTTTCCGTTACCAAATATACATCTAGGGTCAGACCAACCGAAGCTGTATCTTTCTCTAGCTTTAAATCTAACGTTACCAGTATCGAAGTCACCTTCTATTGCAGTTTTAACTGGTGATCTAACGAAATGTTTAAGTCCATTAGGTACATCAGTTAAGATGAAGAATGAATCTGTGTCAGTTAAAAAGTTATTAACTCTGTAACCTTGAGGAATCATTCCCATAGATACAATAGCATTGATGTCGTTATCTGCAGTGCCGACTCTTTGAGGTGTTTTCATCAATCTCTCAGCAGTAAATTGTAATTCTTTTGGAATTATCATTTTAATACCTTGAGCAGCGATTTTTAAACCTCTTTCATCAACGAATCCTGCGATGTCGATCAATGATTGCTCTAACGAAGTTTCGTTAAGGTCTGCAGCAGTTGCTAAAACGTTTGAGAACGTTCCGCCTGTTGCAAGTGGGTGAGCGTTTCCGATTAGGGATTCACCGTCACCACCTACAGCAGTTGTAACTTGCGCATTATTTAAAATGTTCGCAGCTTTAACTTGCTTCGTGTTTGCCATAGATCTTGCTAATGCTCTAGTGTATCTAGCAGCAAGTCTATCGTATAGGTTATCTTCGATTGCTTCTTCAGTGATAGCAAATGCTAACGCGATTGTTTCGTGTGAGTATCTAGCTGTGAAAGTTTCACCTGCTTGATCGAACACGACTCCCGCACCCTCTTGTTTAGTTGGTGCTGAAGCAAAACCGCTTAACATTACTTCTTCTTCAAAAGCTCTGTCAGATGTTTCTGACATGAAAATTTCAGCATGCTGATTTTCATATCTGTTATATTCCAAGCCGAACAAGGCGTTCAAACCTGGCTCTAGTTCTTTAACTAGCTGTGATCGTGATATTGCCATAGTCTATTCTCCTTATGCTAAGCCTGTACCACTTCTAAAGAAGTGATTGTTGATTCTTACGAGTATGTTCGCATTGTCAACTGTTGTGTCAGAATTATCTGGATCTTGCGAAATATCGATCGCTTGAACAGCGAAAGTAGTTGCAGTACCTGATACGCTAACATCTAGTTGTACTTTTGATATACCCGTTTGTGTTACACCTGTTGTATTTGTAACAGAGTAGTTCTTATATAGACTTGCTCTTGTAAACGCAGAATCTGCATCCATTAAGAATACTGCATCTGGATCGTCAACAACAAACGCTGTAATGTCGCTTGCTGCTACTCCACCAGGGTAGTAGTTCTTGTATGTAGGTTTCTGAGTAGTTGGATCTGTATAAAAACATCCGTTAAAAACACCCACAACAGCAGCACCGTTATTTGCAGTATGTCTTTCAATGTTACCAGTTGATGTTGGGATAACCAAATCACCTTGGTAAATTGCTGTAGCATAACTGCTCTTAACTGTGTATCTGTTTTGAGCGCCAACTAATGGTGTACCGTCTAGTTTTCTGTATGGTCTTAGACCAAACTTTTCACTTACGTTTGCCATGTTATTTTTGTCTCCTTATTAACAGTGTTTATATTTTAAGACCCTGTAGCAATTGCAAAAAAATTATTTCTTGCGACTACCACCAAAGGTCACTCTGGACTGTCTATCAATATTGATAGGCATATCCGGGTGTTGTTCCTTCATGAGCTCTCTGTCAACGGCTTCAATCCTGTCTTTAGTAATTCTACTAAAGTAGGCGTGCCTTTGCTTCAATATCTCTTCCGGTATCCTTGCCAACACAAGGCCTCCAATCCCGATTAACCCCTGATATTTGCCTTCAGTGTGGTAAGGGTATTTGTTAGAACCGATTTCATTTTGAACCTGTTCCATTTTTACAAATTCCCAACCTTCTCTAAGTTTCTTCGATACATTCGATGTATCTTCAAAACCCTGAACGGTTACTCTTATCCAACGGTGGACGTAACCTTTCGGCGCAGGTGGCGCATCCAAACTGGATGGTGGAGTCCAGACTTTAGGAGCTTCTTGCTCTTTTCTAAGTTCTGCCTCGCGTGAAGTTCTTTTTATTGTATCCATATTATATATCCTCCTTCACGAATCTAGCGTATTCCTCTAGTGGCACCCCTAATCTTTTAGCGATAGCTACCTGTGATTTGGTGAGTCTCACAGTTCGGCGTCCTTGTTGTTTACGACCAGCAGAAGCAACAGTTTGGACGGGTTTCTTTTGCTCATTTTTTGGCTCGTCGTTTTCAGATGCAAAACTACTAGGAAAATACTTCCTTAATCTTGCATTGACTTCATTATAATACTCATCACTATCAACTTCAAGACCTTCGGCGGCCAAGTTGTTATGGATAGTAATTGCAGCATTTGTCATTACTTCATCTTCACCAAACCACTTATTATCCTCGGCCCATTTCTTAGCTTTTGGCGTAATTTGTGGTTGATTTTGAGATAAAGTATCCGCTTGAGGTTTGCTATCAACGTTACTTGTTTGTGTTTGTTGTTTAGCTTCTTCTTCTTCTTGTTTTTTTATTTCAGCTCTATGAGCTAACTCTAATCTAGCTTTTTCTTTTTCTACAGCTAATTGAGTTAACTTATCGTTAGCTTCCATAATCTTATCTACATCATTCTTTTCGATGGCATCTTTAAGAACAATTTTAGTTTGTTCTCTTTGAGCATCAACTCTTGCGTCTAATTCTTTTAGATAACTTTCATCTGTAGAATTAAACTTCTTGATAGTAGATTCGTATTTTTTCTGAAGACCTTTAGCGTATTCTAAAGCAGCTCTTTCTCTTCTTTCTGCTTCTCTATACCTTCTTGTCATCTTGTCCATTCTCTTTTGGACATTTTCAGAAACATTACCTAAATCATCCAATTTTTCTTTTGGCTTTTCAATAGGTTGTTTTTTTATGGGTTGCTTAGGTTCCTCTGCAGGCTCCTCTACAACTTCATAACTAGGTTTTTTAGATTCTTCTTCCTTCTCTTGTTTAGAGTGGTCAGTGTAACCTAAATCGACTTCGCCAAGATTTAAATCTGACTTATCGGATTTTTTTTCTTGCTCTACTACTTCGATATTCTGTTCTTCAATACCATCAGTATCAAGCTCTACGTCTGGAGATTTCTTTTTCTCCTCTTGGATCTCTGCCATGTTATCCTCCTTTTAAAATAAATGAAGAATATTTTCTGGCGCTTTTATCTTTCCGATTATCTCGTCGTCATTAAGGATACGGTGTTCACCGTATTTAGTTTGAAATCTTGATCCTGAATATCGTCCATAGATTACAAATTCACCTTCTTGGCACCACGGCCCTGAAGGAAATTTATCTTTGTCTTTATAACAGAGATCTCCCATTTTAACTACAAGTCCAACAACTGTTGTCATTGCAATTTTGTCTTGGGTTTCATCTGACAAGTAGATACCACCTTTAGTTTTTTTATTACCGCTCCACGGTCTAACTAACATTCGGTACCCTACTGGGTCAGGTATAATTTCAAGATATTCTTTAATGCCTTTTGGATCTGTCGGAATTTTTGAATTGTCCTCTATACTTTTATCATCTTTTTTTTCGATGATTGGTATTTTAGGGTTTATCAATTGTACCATCTATATCCTCCTTTTGCAGGTTTCTAATATCCTGAAGCAGTGCTTCTAGTGCACTGAGTCTGCCCCTAGCATACATCAGTTTGTCTATCGAATCAACACCATAGCAAATATGTTCCTTGGTGTTAGCTATTTCTTTGTTAATAATCTGTTTTACTTTATCTGCTGAAAACGGATCTATCATTTTTTAAACTTCTTACTAAAATCAGTAAATACCTTTTTAATATAATTTACTTGATCTTTTGTCATTCCTTGGTGAGCACCGATTAACATACCACTTTGCATTACGTGGTCTGCTTCAGGATAATGTCCTGAACCTTTATATTTTTTACCTTTCATAACAGGTTGTCTTGTTATGTTTCCCGTAAAAATAGTTCTAGCTTGCACACCATTTTTTTCAAAGTGTGTTTGTAATTCTTTTCTAGTAAAAGGTGCTTTGCCACCTAAAACTAATGGATAAGATAACATAGGTGTATCTGCATTTTTTTTACAACCAACTCCATCAAACCAAGCATAATCAACATAAGGTCTAAAGAAGTCTTCTAAAGAATCAAAGTTTTTCTGTCTTGTCTTTGTAAACTTTTCTAGTTTTTTAAGTTGCTCTAAACCAAAAGCTGCTGATATCTCTGATGGTAAAAAATTATATCCTACTTCTTTAAATATAAATTTAGAATCATAATCTATACCATCTACTTTAACATTAAATCTTTTATCTATTTCTTCTGATTCATTAAATAATGCAGATGATCTTCCCCATCCTCTAAATAGTTTTAATTCATCATAAAGTTTTTTATCATTAGTACAAATCATTCCACCAAAGCCTGCGGCAGTTATAATATGTGATGCATAAAAACTTGTAGTTACTAAATCATTATACTGTCCTGTTGTTTTATTACTACTTGCATAATATTTATAACCAAGTGTATCAGCACAATCTTCTATGACTTTTAATTTATGTTTTTTAGCTATTTTATAGATAGCTTTCCAATCAGCAATGTTACCTAATAAATTTGGTACCATAATTGCTACCGTATTTTTATTAATTGCTTTTTCTATTAATTCAGGGCTCGTAATAAACTCAGCATGTTCAACATCTACAAAATGAGGTATTAATCCACATTGATAGATAGGTGCAACTGTTGTTGCAAAGGTTAAAGCTGGAGTAATAACTTCTTTACCTTTTGGTAAATGTAATGAACTTAAGGCAAGTAGGTTTGCTGATGATCCTGAATTAACCATCACACCATATTTTTTACCAAACCACCAAGCTATTCTTTTTTCAAATTCTTTTACTTTTGGCCCATCCATTAAGGTTAGGTTATTTTTTAAAACTTCATTAACTGCTTTAATTTCTTCTTTACCGTAAACAGCTTCAGCATAATAAACTTTATTTTTCATATCTTATTTTCTCCAAGTAATTTTTTTCTAGTTTTTTTAATACAGGTCTTGAGTAATCTACAGGTTCGTCATATCTATACCAATGATATACATAAATTCCATCACAAATGAAAGCTTTATGTCCTGATTCTAGTATTTTAATGTGAATGTAGTTATCACACATTAATTCGTGTCCTGTTACAGGAAATCCACCACAATCTTTCATAGCTTTTACATTAACGCAAAAGAAATGTCCTGAAAAATGACCCGCCTCATTAAGACCTGAGTGATCTGTACACTTACCCCAATATTTGTCAGATAAATGTTTTCCTATTCTTCTGTGATATTTATAATCGTGATTATGTATGTCTACTCCAACAGCAAGTTGTTCTACTGTGTTAACTCTATTAACCCTAGCTGAAAATAATCTACCTTCAGGATAATTTTCAATACACTTTTTTAATTGTTTGTACCAATCGTTAGTAGTTAAGATAGCATCGTGGTCTAAAAAGACTAACCATTCGTCATCCTTGTATCTATTTAAAATGTCATTGTATCCCGAACCAAGGCAACGACCATAATTTGTATAGGAAATGTGAGGGTAGATTTTCATTGTCTATCTTTTAACAAAGATAGAGATAAAATCAAGTGCTATATAATATCTTTGTAGTAATCCATCATACCTTTTGTACCGGTATGTTCTTTGTGTCTCATCTCAAATTCTTTATTAGTTTCTGTAGGTTGTCTTACAGCTCTGCCTGTATAAGCTTTCATCATTTTACCGTGCTTAGCTTTTTTAGATTGTGATTTCTTAAGAGCTTCTGCTGTAGGTGCACCTTTACTTCCAGGCTTTCTCATTTTCTCGCCTGAACCTTCTGCGATTCTTTTTCTTTTCTGATGTATGTTATACCATAAACCTTTTTTAGCCATCTTATTTTCCTTTATTCATATTTATTACATCGGTAGCCTTAAGTCCGTAAATTGCTGCGACTACTGAAACCCAAAGGCCAACTATCCACCAAGGCATTTCTTGTAATTTTTGAAAATACAAGTCAATCTTCTCTTGCATTTTTTCATCTTCTGCAAACACAGACCAAGCGAGCAAAAACAGTGGCGAAGAAATTGTCAAAAGTACAAATTCGTCTTTCCAGTCGTTTTTTTGATTTTCTGCAATCTTGCCACTAAACTCTATTTCTCCACGTTTCATTTTTTCTATGTGAAGAAGT